GCTGCTGAAGCCCGGCGGCTTGCTGGTGCTGGAATTGCCGAACCTTGAAAGCGCCTGTCGCAATCTTCTGCTGGGAAAGTCTGATCAGATGGTTATGTGGCCGCTGTACGGGGATCCATCGCACCGCGACGAATTCATGACGCACCGATGGGGTTACACTCCGAAGACGATCGTCGAACTGTTGAACGCCAGCGGCTTCCATAAGGTCAAGGTATTGCAGCCGCAGACACACGGCCCGCGGCCAGATCGTGATATGCGCGTCGAAGGACGGAAAGCATGATCCGGCTTTTCTGTGGCTACGATGCCAGGGAAATCCCCGGCTTCCATGTCTTCGCCCATTCGGTCATGAAGCGCGCGTCCCGGGCTGTCGCGATCGTCCCCCTGGCGCGATACGCCGTACCGGAAGGATCGAACGCTTTCACACTGTCGCGCTTTCTGGTCCCGATGCTTTGCGGCTATGAAGGCCGGGCGATCTTCTGCGATGCAGCTGACATGCTGATGGTCGGCGACGTGGCGAAGCTGGACGATCTGTTCGACCCGTCTTTCGCTGTGCAGGTCGTGAAACACCCGACCTATGCAAGCGCGCACCCGCGGAAGTACGTCGGGACAGAAATGGAGTGTGAACAGACAGACTACGATCGGAAGAACTGGGCGTCTGTAATGCTGATCAATTGCGGGCACCCGGCATGGAAGGACGTCGACGAATCACTGCTGAAGCTGCGCCCGAAGCTGGATTTCCTTCAGTTTCGAATCATCCCTGAAGCTGCGATCGGGACGCTGCCGGCTGAATGGAATGTCCTGATCGACGAAGGTCAGTCGGACGCCGGCGCCCAGCTGCTGCACTGGACCGCCGGGATCCCCTATTTCTGGCACTACCAGAACGCACGCCGATCCCAGGACTGGTTCATTCATGCCAGGGAACTGTCGGGGGTCCGATGAAGGAATGGGCAATCCTGGCGCCCGGCCCGTCGATGAACGCGAAGACAGCCGAAGCGGTGCAGGGCTGGAACGTGGCGGCGGTCGGGAACGTCGGGATCCAGACAAATGATTTCCCGGCGATTGCGCCCTGGGCGTATTGCCTAGTCTCGAGCGACGCCGGATGGTGGAAGAAGCACCCGGCATCGATGCAGTTCGTCGGCCGCAAGTTTTCAGCGAACTGGGTCCACGGCTGCGAACAGGTTCACCCCTGCACCTTCGGAACGGCTTCGAATTCTGGCGTGCTGGCGCTGGATCTGGTTCGCAACCTGGGCGCGACCCGCGTGATCATGCTGGGCTTTGATCATCATGGGACGCATTTCTTTGGGCCGTACACTAACGGCTGCGCGAACACACCGAACCGCCGGCGCCAGGAATTCGAACTGCAGTTCGCACAATGGCGGGCGCAGAATAAGGGCGTCGAAGTGATCAACTGCACCCCCGGGACGAAGCTGAAGGCATTTCCCCGGGGCGATCTGAAGGATTTCTTACATGCTGAACGTGAAGCTGACCGGGCTGGAAACGATCCGCGCGAATATGCGGCTGGTATCGGATAAGGCCGCCGTTGCTGCCGGCCGGCGCGCGCTACGCAAGGGCGGGACCGTGATCCGGAACATCGCTCGAGCGAACGCCCAGGCGATCGACGATCCCCAGACCCGGGAAGCAATTCAGAAAAATATCGTCGTGCAGGCCGGAAGCCGCCGACGTGAGCGATCCAATGGCGGCCCGATGGTTCGGGTCGGGGTCATGGGCGGCGCCAGGCGGGGACCGAAGGGCGACCAGTCCCGCGCCGGATTGCCTGGCGGCGATACGCGGCACTGGCGATATATTGAGTTCGGAACCAGTTCGATCCCGGCGCACCCGTTCATGCGGGACGCCGCGCAGACAGCAGGCGGCCAGGCGATCGAAGCGGTGGTCGCGGCGATGAATCCGGAACTGGCGAAAGAGCTTCGGAAGCTGAAGAAGTGAGCGCCCCGCCGCTGCTGATCTGGGCGAACGCTTCGGCCGCTGTCGTCGCGCTGCTGCGTACTGGCAGCGTCACGCGATTCTGGCCGTTCGGGATCGCCCCGAAGCCGCATCAGGACGGCTACGCGCTGCCTTATGCCGTATGGCAATCAGTCTATGGAGCGCCAGCGAATTACCTGGGTCGCGTCCCTGACGCTGATCAGGCTGGGATTCAAGTCGACGCCTATGCGACGACAGTTTCGGAAGCACGCGCGGTGTCTGTCGCCCTGCGCGATGCGCTGGAACCGCATGGCTATGTAGTAGCCTATAACGGCGAAGATCGGGAGTCGGAGACAGGGTTATATCGCGTCGGCTTCACCGCCGAATTCTGGACGGATCGTTAATTTCACAATTGGAGATAGCTGACATGAGCCTTAACGTACAGGGATCGAATCTTTTCTTCGTCGATCCGGCTGGAAATTCCAACGGCGCCACAATCGTCGAAGTCGGATGCGTGACGAATCTGGACGGGCTGACCGCTTCGCGTGATCAGCTTGACACGACCTGCATTTCGGACGAAACGCGCCGGCTCGAAGCCGGGCTGCTGAATCCTGGCGCCGCCAGCTTCGGCATTCTGTTCGACCCGGATGATGCTTCGCATGTGCGCCTGCATGAACTGTATCGCGCGGGAACGACGCTCAAATGGGCGCTGGGTCTGGCCGATGGCACGGTCGCCCCGACGCATATCGACTCCGACGGCGCCTTCACGCTGCCAGCCGGTCGGTCGTGGATCACCTTCGATGGATACGTGTCGGATTTCCCGTGGACGCTGGCCGTCGGTCAGAAGGTCACGAACACGATCGGTCTGCAGCTGTCGGACTTCCCAGTCCTGCACGTCGCGTAATCGCATGGATCTGGAACAACTGCAGCTGATGGGGTTAGTTCACGCTAACCCCTTGCTGAAACGGACGATCAAGGTCCGCTATTTCCCGCTGTTGCCGAAGGCGCAATGGGCAGATCAGGACGTCGAAGAACGGTCGACCGAAGCGGCTGACGGGGAAGTGATCGTCTACCTGCGCAAGCTGACCGCCGCGGATCAGATCATGGTTCGCAATGCCATGATCGCGAAGCGCGATCCGATGTATGTGATCCTGCATCGAAGCGTCTTCAATGAAAAAGGCGGCCGGCTGTTCGCTTCCGAAGAAGAAGCGATGGGTCTGGATCTGACCATGTTTTCCGGGCTGATCGTCGAAATCAATAAGCTGAACGACACCGGAAAAAAAGCGACCCCGAAGGCGAAATCTGGTTCGAACTTGCCGTCGCCCTTGGGGGAAGAAGCATCGCAGAATGGCAAGAGTCCATCACCGCCGACGAATTCGCCGGCTGGGTCGAATACCGCAGCCGCACCGGACCCCTAGACAGAAATCTTCGGCTGGATGCAGCGATCGCGCGCCTGGGTGTAAGGCTTACGGCGGCGCTGGGCGTCCGGACTAAGATGCGCGACTTCATGCCCTGGCCGAAACAGGAAGAACCGCCGGCGACGCCGGAACAGATCATGGCGTTACTGACCAGCAAGGTTAAGAAGAAGGATCCCGACAATGGCCGGAAGTAGAAGTCTAGGCGCATTGACGATCGACCTGATCCTGAACATGGGCGGATTTTCCGCCGGATGGACGAAGGCCGAACGCGACGCAGCCCGGGGCGCGGCGAATCTGAATAAGACGCTGCGCGGGATCCAGAATTCCTTCAAAGCAGCCCTGGGGGTAATCGGTGCGGGCGCGCTGGTCGCTTCCATCGTCAAAAATACGGCCGAAGCCGAAAAGGCATTCGCGCTGCTGTCCAACGCTGTAAAGACCAGCGGCGGCGCGGCCGGCTTCACGGCCGACCAGCTGGCCGACATGGCGACCGAACTTCAGAAGACGACGACCTATTCGGACGAAGCGGTTCAGGGCGCCGAACAGCTGCTGTTGCGATTCCAGTCGATCCAGGGCGTGAACTTCAAGGGCGCCCTGCAATCGACGCTGGATCTGGCGACCGCGCTGGGCAAGGATCTGAATTCCGCCGCGCTGCTGGTCGGCAAGGCGCTAGAGAGTCCAGAAAAGGGAATCAAGGCGCTGGCGAAAGCCGGCGTCGTGCTGGACAAGGCGCAGGAAGACACGATCAAACAGCTTGCGAAGACCGGCCACCAGGCCGAAGCGCAGGCGATGCTTCTGAAGCAACTGGAACAGCGTTATGCCGGCGCGGCGTCTGCTGCCAGAAACACTTTCGGCGGCGCGCTGGAAGGGCTGAAGAACGCCTTCGGGGATCTGCTGGAAGGCAAGGGCGGCGTCCCTGACGCGGTCGACGCGATCAATGAACTGACGGACGTCCTGAATAGCCCGGAAGTGAAGGCCGGCGCTGCCGCGCTTGTCAATGGCATCCTGAAGATCATCGAAGTCACCGCGAAGGGCGCGGCTGAACTGTCGAACTTCGCGAAATACGTGGGCGAAACTTTCGCCGCATTCACTAACGGCCCAGGCGATCAGGATCTGGTTCGCCTGTCTGATTCGATCGTCGAAATTCAAGACGAAGTAAAGCGCCTGAAAGATCTGGGCGGAATCGGGACCGCACTTCACGGCGGATCAGAAGCGGTTCAGAATGAAATCGCCAGCTATGAACGCCAGCTGGAAAAGCTGACGGACAAATATAACGCCGCACGGGAAGCCGCTGCGAAAGCACTGAATCCGGCCGCGGGCGGCACCGGCGCAGCCGCGCCGACGACGCCGACCCCGGAAGTGCATTCCGAAGAATTCACGAAGCTCGAAGAACACCTGAAGGAACAAATCGCCCTTTATGGAAGGACGGGCGAAGCGGCGAAGCTGTCAGCGAAGATCCAGTCCGGCGCGCTGGACGACCTGTCGAAGTCGGAGCAGGAAGAACTGCTAAAGCTGGCGCGCGCGTATGACGACCTGGGGAACATCACCGGGCACGTGTTTACGCAGATGGAAAAGGATCAGATGATCGTCGCCGACGGCTGGAAGGAAGTGAATATCGCCGTCGAAGATGCGCTGAAGGCTGCGCAGATGGGTCAAGACGACCTGGCCGCGAAGCTGGCCGATGAAATGCAGCCGCACCTTGAAGAAAATCTGAAGAAGTACGAAGACATGGTCGACAAGCAGAACGAATATCAGCTTGAGGCCGCGCGCAATACCCAGGACATTCTAGGAACGTTCCTAGATGATGCGATGCAGGGACACTTCGACAATATCCTGAAGTCATTCGGCGAACTAATCACGAAGCTGGTCGCGCAGGCGATCGCCGCTGACGTGGCCGGGAAGTTATTCGGCACCGGCAAGGGCGGAGATTCCGGTCTGGTCGGAAAGGGGATCGACTGGATCACTGGATTACTGGGAAAGGCTGGCGGCGGTCCGGTGAATGCCGGCCACCTGTACCGCGTGAACGAATTCGGAATGGAAACGCTGACGATCCCAGGCAAAGCCGACTATCTGATGATGGGCGGCCAGGCCGGCAGCATCACGCCGGCAGGATCGACGCCGACCGGCGGTCGCGGCGTGACGCAGAATATCTATGTGACTGGATCCGTGACCGAACGGACGGCCCGCCAGATTTCAATCCAGGCGGTTCGATCGCAGCGCGCGATTATGAGGCTTTCCTAAGATGACCTTTATCAATTCGCGCCTGCTGGATTGCGTCGCCTACGGGACCAGCGGCGGCCCGACGTTCAAGACCCGAAAGATCCCGCTTCGGTCCGGGATCGTGCGTCGCAACCCGCTGCGATCGCGGCCGCTGTACCAGTTCCACATCCTGTATCGGAACCTGCATCCGGAAGATCACGCCGACGTGATCGCTGCCTTTAACGCCTGCTATGGCGGGGTCTATTCATTCAGGCTGAAGGATTGGGCGGATTTCACGGCGACGGATGAAGTCCTGCCTGTGCTGGGAACCGGGTCGGCGCAATCTGTGCAGCTGGTCAAGACGTACAGCTTCGGAACGCAGTCGGTGGAACGTCCGATTCGAAAGCCCGTGTCCGGAACGGTCACTATGACGCACAACAATGCGCCGCTGACCGCGACGATCGACTACACGACCGGGATCGCAACATTCACGACAACCGCCGGCCATGTGCTGAAATGGTCCGGGCAGTTCGACG